ACTTCATCTACGTCTGGTGTGAAGCCATCACTGATTGTGAATGCAGGGATCTTCTGTCCGTAGCATCGTGTCTTAGAAGAGATCAGTGTCTGGCTGATAGAACTATCGTAAGAGTCCATAACAACATGCTCGTCATCAAACAGTGTAAAGTAATTAGGAGCCTTGTCGTTTCGAATCAAGACAGGTACGTTACCGTTAACAGAGTTGACTGAGATAGTTGCGTCACCCTCAGCATTCAAGCTAAGGAACTCAATAGGCTCCAAGTACCTCAAGGTACGGAAGTCAGTGCCAGTAGCTGAGATGTTATACTGTACAGTCTCAATCTTCTTTACATCCTCAGGGATAATGAAGTGTGTAGGACGAGCAATAGAAGAGAGACTTGTCAGTGTAAGAAGTTCTTGGTGTTCAGGTATCATCCGAGTGGATACCATGTTAAAGTAGACATCACGAACCACAGAAGCAATCTGTTCAGCTTCTATGGAATCACTAATGCTATTCACATCCTCAGAGTCCATATCGGACAGGATGTTCTGGACTATCTGTAGGAGTGTTCTTTTCATTATGTATGCTCCACAACGATTGAGACAACACAATCAACATGAGAAGTAGCACCACCATCACCCTCTACTAGGATGTAGTCGTTGTCAGTAATCGTGTTGTTAGTGGAAGGGTTAGTAAAGTCTACATCACCTGCAGCCGAACCAGCTTGGGTAATAGTGACAGTACCCATAGTTGCTGCAGAAGAGTTCTTTACTGTAAGTACAACGTCTGAACCACTGATAGCACCAGCCATAACGGAAGTAACTCGACTGACTGTGCCGCCGAAAGGAATAGGTACGTACATGCTAGTAGGGGCAGAGATGTCGTGTATGTGCAGGTTTACTACAGAACGTCTGTGGTCTTCCCATGTTCCTGAGCCTGCACCATCTGCAACATAAACGTCACCTGCGGCAGCTGTGGAAGCTCCCTTAGGCTCATGGAGATATGGGTCAGATAGTGCTGAGTGATTTACGTTTGCCATTTAATGTATTCTCCTAGAGCAAGGGTAGGGTGACCCCGAAGGATCACCCTTGTAGTATTATACAGCTGGGTTCGATACGATTGAAACGATACCCTCTGGACGGTACTTCTTAACACCGTAACGAGCAGTAGTTACATACTCGTGACGTTGGTAATCTTTGTTGTACTCATAATCCACCTCAGGCATTTGACGCCAAGCACCCACGAATGGGTTAGCACCTGCATCAGAGGAGAAGAACAAGTTAGCAACACCGTTGTTACTGGAGAAGTCTTGGGCTGTTGTGCCATCTGCTTCGAGAAGTGCTGCATCTGCAACAGTAGCCTTCAAGTAGTTAGATGTATATACATCGAAACCGTAGACGTTAGCAACGAAGCGCATACCAGTTGCAATACCATCACGAACAATACCTTCCCACATTGGGTTGTTAGACACGTTAGTCAAGTTAGTCAATGTGTTCAGTTGGTACTCAACGGATGGGTCAACGATAGCAACCATACCACGATCAGGTACGTTAGACTTCTTAAGGGCATAACGAGCAAATGCAAAGTCTGCAAGCTCAATACGACCAGAGTTACCACCAGCGATACGGTGTGCAACACCATCAGTTGTTTCTGCAGAGTTAGCAGTAACACCGACTTCAGGAGAAGCGAAGGTTGTTGTTTCGAAGTGCTCCATGATTGCACGTTCTTGCTCAGGAACAAACCGTGCTTCAAGCTGTGCGCTGTAGAACGAGTCCTGTGCAGCTTTCTTAGTCATGTAAGAAGCAGACTGCAGGTACTTATCTACAGTGAACGAGAACTCTGCAGTGTCCATTGGGACATACGATACAGCAGCATCTTCAGTGTAATCGGCTACAGTTGTTTCACCGATTGTTGGGATTGTGAATGTGTCACCATCTGGGAAACCGTCAAGCATACGTACATAACGCTGTGCTTGCATTTCGTCCCGAAGGATCTCTTTGAGTTCTGAGGAGTAAACCTCTGAACGAATCAGACGTTGCATGTCTGTGTTTGAGGAAATCATACCTGCCATTTGACTAGGCCTTTCTTAAAGTTAATTGCCGAATTTATCACCCATCCGCATCTTATCTTCCATAAGCTGTTGTTGGACTTTAGGTGAGTAGTATTCGTTTCGGTTTTCTCTGCGTAGCTTCTGGTAATAAGACCAGTCACGCTGCGAAGAGGATTGCATTGCGACACCATCAGTACGAACTGAACCTTGAGTCATTGGCTTGAAAGACTCTTGCTTCTCGCCTAGTAAGGTAAAGAAAGCGGAGGGTGATTCAGAGGCTAAGTTCTGCATACGTTCAAGACTGATACCAAGTTCTTTAGACTTGTTCACCAGTACATTGCTTGCCTCAGTACCGTACATCTCTTGTAGTTTACTATCTACAGAAGATATGTTCTGGTTAGCTGTGGCTTGCTCTTCTCGTTCTGTTAGTGTCTTTTCGACAAGGCTCTTTAAATCATTTTCACTGACTGCAAGGTTGGTATGTCCCTCAGTAACTGTGCCACTTGTGTTATCGTTATTGGACTCTAGAGGTTTATCGGTAGTGGGGGCCGATGCCTTTCCCTCTAGTTGTTGTAAGAGCTTGGCAGCATAGTCCTGTTTGCCTAGATCATCTCGCATCTGAGAGAGTTGATCTTCAAGGTTCTTAATGTAAGCATCAGCTTCCATCTTCCCCTTAGCTAGAACTTCTGGGTCTTTCCAATTCTCACCACGTGTCTCTACGAGCTTCTGCAAGTAAGATGCCTGTGGTTGGGTTTCTTGTTGCGTAGTCTCTGTTGTCTGCGTTTCCTGTGGTTGGGAGTCTGCAGACTGTGCTTCATCAAAGATTGACATTATTGTTTTCGATCCTTACGGTTGAGGTCTATAAGATTTAAGATGTCATCAAGAGCAGCATTGTACTCATTGACAGCTATTTGTTTTTCAGCCCACCCGGGGCTGTAGTCTCGAACAGCATGTTTTCTTTGTAGTGTCTGTTCGATAACATCTGTGAGGTCTTCAAAGGCGTTGCGATAGTTCATCACTTCTTTGATGCGTTTCTCTTTCGCATCACCCCTGAATCCCTTTATCCATATTGAGTGCATTAAATACCCATCTCACTTGCTTCCATCAGGCGTTCTTCGTTAGCAGCTTGCATGTCCTGTACTTTAGACTGCGTTTCCATCTGCTCTGTTACGGAGATGTTATCTGCGAAGAGTGTAGGTTCACCTAGTTCGTATGCAATGATACGGGCTAGTTCCTTACCTGACAGGTGTGGTGCTACAGTAGGATCTTGTGCTTTAACTGCAGCCATCTGAATTAAGTTCTGTACCCTACGAGCACGTTCAGCGAAGTGTCTAGCACCTACTGGTACGATCATGCCGCTAGAAGTAATGTCCTCACGAGTAATATCCATGAACTTAGTGAAGCCTCTAGCATCGTCTAAGATACGGATAGTGTCAGAACGGTTCATGTAACGACGAGCCATCTCAAGCATACTATTCAAGATAGGCTCTAAGAAGGTACGTTCAAAGTGTGCAGCCTTGTGTTCAAAGATACGAGAGGCTGAGTTCTGTAGTGTCTGGACTTCGAAGGCAGTCTTCTCACCGGGGGTACGGATACCCATAGCTTGTCGAGGAGCACCTGCCATCTCTTCCATCTTGTTCTCTAGGACTTGGATCTGAAGATCTGCGTTAAGAGCAGTAGCATCAGGAGCCATGTAACCTACATCACCCTCTTCACCAAGGTAGATACGAGCACCGGGTTCGAAGTCGAAGTCTTCTACATCACCCTTGACCTTAAGGATTGGATAAGCAATCTGGTCAAACACATCAGCCTTGAGGTTCTCTAGGTGGTCAATGCGGTACTGCATACCTACAAGATTATCTAGTGGCCCCATTGCGTAGAGGTTATCAGGACGGTTTCTCCATCCACTGTGGAAGATCGGAGACTTACCTAACCATGAAGGGTTCTCTTCGTTGTTGATTACGTAGGCACGGTCAACAATAGTAATAATACGGTCAGACATAAACTCATTAGAGGCTTGGTCATAGATGTCACCGTAGAAGGTGAGGATCTCTACGTAGTCTGATTCGTAGTACTGTTGAATATTAGAGAAACCATCAGCTGTAAAACCATCACCCTTGTCGATGTGTCCCTCAGAAGATCGGACTGCCTTACGAGCATCCATCATCTTAACTAGGACTTCCTTCAAGTAATCATTAGAAGGATCAGCATCTATCATACGTTTGATCTCACCAAGGGACTTGATACTACGAATGACCTTAGGTGAGTTCTCAAAGGAGGTTGCTGTAGGGTTGAAACATATGTCGTAGGGAGATACTCGTGTTAGTCGTGGTCCTGTGTACTTCTGAATGAACTCACCAGACTCTTTATTAACGAACCCGTCTTCCCACTCTACCATAGCGAAACAGTTACCGTACAGAATCCAGTCCTGTACAATGTCAGAGACTGTATTAATAAAACCTGACTGGTTGACTTTGTTCTCCATGTAGGCTTGGATCACATCACGTTTCTCACGCTTGGCTGAGTCCCGTGTACTAGCTTCCCAGCGCATCCACTTCTGTTGAGGGAACAAGGTAGCAAAGTAGTTAGCATGTAAGTTGTCAGAGATCTGTGTGATCTTAGGAGTAGTAGTTGTGTTAGACCAAGGTAGGATTGCATTAGCTGTTGTAGTTGTATCTGTAGCATATACGTAGTTACGAAGTTGTTTGGTACTCTCGACCCAAGGACTACGAAGTGAATGCCACAGACGCCACTTATCTGCAATCTCTACAGCAAGTTGATCTGGATTAATCAAGTGTTCAATATCAATGGTGTCCATTATCTACTCCCTGCTCTGAAACGACTATTCGCCCAGACAATATTGCTTTCTCGCTTCCTGTTAAGGTTGCGTGTCGGACGTACAGCCATATCAACTGCAGATGCTAAAGCATCAATTACGTCATCATGTGGTGGATTACGTGTTGATAGCTCGTCTTCCAAGTACTGAGTGTTACCACCCCGGTAGTGCCACATCTGTAAGTTGTCATACCTAGGCTCTAAGACAGAAGCTATACGTTCCTGTTTGTTACCTTGGTTCTTGTTAGGTCTGAACTCCTCAATGCTAAGAGCAAGTCCATGTTCCTTGATTAGTTCTTTTAACTGTTTAACGATAGCCATCTGAGCTACAGTAACCTCAGCCCTTAGTTTCCTGAAGGACCACTTAGTGTGCATATCGAAGATGTGATCGAAGTACTCAGTAATACGGTCAGTCTTGAACCTGTCGATGTCTAGGACATATACATTGTTGTCAGCATCTACTCCTACAAGAACCAGTGCTGTGTAGTCAGCCTTAGATCTTAAACTAAAAGCAAAGTCAATAGCAGCAAAGAGGTTTAGTTTACTATCTTTGTAGTACCAGAACCCATTGTCTAACTTGAGGTGCTTCCTGTCGAAGTACTGAATCTTATCTCTACCTACAGGTATGTTATCTGGATCACTAGGATCGTTGTAGTACTGAGCCTTGAACTGACCCTTGTCTAGATACTTACCACGTTTCTTAGCTAAGGTCTGGATGTCGAACCCGAACCACTTACCATCTTTACGTTGCTGTCGAGGCCAGAGAAACTCACCAGTACCATCACCTAGGTTCTCGACTGGCTTCTCCATGATCTCGTAGATGTTGTCTTCACCTGTCTGCTCACCTGTACCATCATAGAGAATCTCTTTCATCTCCATTAGATCGTTGTACAAGTCCTTGCTGTGATACCTAGTACCTACTACCCACTCCTGTGCATCAGCACCTTCGATGGAGGATAGTAGTGAGTACTGACTAGCAACCTTGTTTCTACCCTCAGATGTCAGAGCATTCTCAGCTACAACAACATCATCAAGCACAGCAATGTCACAGTGTAGACCAGTCAAGGATGTAGTTAAACCACCAGTGAATACACTAGGGTCACGTACATTCTCTTTCTTACGGAGGGGGTGGTCTAAGCTGATCTCTGAGTTAGTCCACCGGGTACGTTTACCCTCTTCTTGGTGTATGTGCTCAGGCCAGTAACGTCTAAAGATCTCTGAGGTAAAGATACCTTTAATGAAGCTAAGTTGCTTCTCAGCTAAGTTAGCAGTAGCAGAGATATAGAGAACACGTAGGGTAGGGTTCTTAGTTAGTTCCCATGCTACACGATATGCTACAAGCCTAGACTTACCGTGATCTCGTGGGAACAAGAGAAGCTGAAAGTCTTTAGCATCTTCCCTTGTCCACCATTCGATTACTTCCTTATGGCAATCCCCTAAGACCTGTTGTGGTGCGACTAGCTGTATGAAGAACTCTAGGTCATTCTCAGCTGCAAGTCGTATCTGGTCTAGTGTATCTTTGGTTGCCATGCTGTGTCCTTAAGGTTCTACGGGCCAGTCATCATCTTCTAGGTTAGGCCATGCGTCTAGGTCTGTGATACCCCGTAGCTCTTGACGGTAGGTAGCCCATGCAGTCTTTGCTTCGTTACTGAGAGGACTGTCATTCATCTGGGTCCAGTCAGTATCATCTAGGAGACCATCTCGTTTAGTACGATTAGACTCAGCTACCTTAGAATCTAGACCAGCTTGGTAGGCCTGTTCTTGTTCTAGCTTACTGTGGAAGACACCATCGTCATCAGTGTAGCTAGTGAACATATCCCGTGCAACGTAGTTCTCTACCCAATTACCGTTAGCGTCTTGTACTACACCATCACGTACAGAGTTCTGATACTGTGTAGTTGTAGCCGCTGGGCTGCGTAGGACAGCCTCTAGGTTGAGGCCATCCAGTGTTGCTTGCTTCCATGCTCGAGGCAAAGATACGTTGCTGTAGTGGCTCCGCCATTGACCTTGGGTCTTAACTTCGCCTGTTTCTGTGTGTCGATATTCAGCCATCAGAGTGATCCTTTCGTGATGCTGTTGATGTTGTAGTCCGTTAGGACGTTGCGTAGATTATGCGATTGCATAGAAGATGTAGGTTTCACTCGGCGTGTTTAGCGAAGGGGACGAAGCACCATACGCTGTTAGAGTAAACCCTGCGCTATAAGGGTCTATACTATCGTACTGATTATCTTCGGCAGATGTGGAGTTTAACTCAAGGGCAGGGTCATTTCCCGACACAATACCTCGAGCTGTGTCGTACACATACCAGTTTCCACCAGTCGTGTTTTTAATCAACACAAACCTTGCACCTGACGTAAAGCCGCAGTCGATGTTTAACGTAGCTCCCGTACCCGTGTAGCTCCCCACCTTCGATATACCATCTAGGCTTGCGAAGAGGTAGGCTATGTAGG